TTTATAATGTGTTCATGTATTCAATTGAATACGTGTTCATAGGAGAGTCAACAGATGAAGACATTCGTAACTTTCGGGCAGGTCCATACACACTCAGTCAATGGCATTATCCTCGACAAAGATTGCGTTGCAGTACTCAACTGCAAAGATGCACTCGACGGGAGAATGCAGGCGCATAAACTCTTCGGCGACAAATTCTTCACAACATACTACGGGAAAAACTTTAATAAGGACAAGTTAAAGTTCTTCCCGCGCGGTTTGATCGAACTTAACTGAAAGGAGAACAGCATGAGCGTAGCAAGGTTGAGTTATCCAGCACTCAGACGGGAGCCGGTAGGCACAGCGAATGGTTGGTACTCTATTCCATGGACAGCCGACGGGGTTCTGAGAACGCTGCGGGGTGGAGGCTGGTTCGGCCCAGACACACAGTTCGCACCTGGGGTAGCGGGATTCGCAAAGGATGCCGCATCGGCAATCGACTTTCTTCTGAGGGGGTAGCATGGAAGACATTAAGCAAGCATCAGTACGCAGCATTCACCATGTGGAAGGGGCCATGCAGGAAATCGAGAAGCGCCTGCGGGTTGCCGAAGCCTATCAAAACTCAGTGGAGATTGCCAAGGCAGAGGCCACTGGTAAAGAGGCCCTGATGGTTTCACTAACCCCCCACATCGAAAAGGGGAAGCGTGCTTGCCTCAAGGCTTACCTCCGCCACATCGGGGCAACCAGCAAGTATCAGCCAAGTGGCAGTCTCGCTGCCAAGGCCCGTGACCACTTCGGCCTCGAGGTAATCCCCTATGCCTCGTAAAGCTGCGCTCGTCCCTAACGAGCATATCCACACAACTATCCCACGCGCTCTACACCAGCGACTCACCGCGCACCTGACTTCCGAACTGGAGGGGAAAGTTCCGGCTGGTGCATTGCAGAAGTTTTTCGTGGGCCGCATCTATGAATTCTTCAACCACAGGTCGCTCGACCTCAGCCCCTTTCTTGGCTCCATGCCAGGGGAGTTTGTCGTGCAGGGCTCTGCCGAGTCGATCGAGCAGTTGACCAACTTACTAAGAAAGGAGACAGCATGACCCCGATGGTACAAGAAAAGATTGCCCTGCTGCGGCAGAAAGCAATCGACGGAACCCTGACCGTAGAGGAGACAAAGGAAGCAGTCATCCTCCTGCGCGAAGGGCGAATGGGCGCAGCCATTGCATCTGACAAAGCCCGTTCCAAGGTGGCGAAGAAGGTTGTCCTCTCCGCCGATGATCTGCTGAGCGAACTCGGCGAAATTTGAAAGGGAGAAAGTCATGGAGAATGTATCAATCGACGCTATAAGTACAGTCATCAACCAGATAAAGAGTCTTCGTGCACAGACATTGGAATCGTCAAGACTCCGCCTGAATGACTACTCAACCGACAACGCCCTGAACACTGCAACAGTTGCCCTGACAGAGCTGGTGAAAGCACAGGCGCAGGCACTCGCAAGAAAGATTGCGGAAGGGGGTAGCCATGAGGGGAATTCTTAATGACCCAGGTTCTGCCGCAGCTGTGGTAACCATACTGGTTGAGCGCCTTGGCGGGAAAGTAGTCATAACCCAAGAGGACTTCGATGCGGTTGTTGGCTATGGACTGGATGAAGACGTCACCGACACCATCACTTTTACTGTAGAGAAAGGCACCCACAATGACAACAGTTCGCCCTCCATTCCCTGAGGTTCTCGACAGCACCCTCATCGCCAGCTTCCGTTCCTGCCCCCGCAAGTTCTACTTGGAGTACGTCGAACACTGGAAGCCCCATGATCAGTCAGTCCACCTCGTCGCTGGCGCAGCATTTGCCACTGGTCTTGAGGTCATGCGGGAAAGTTTCTACGTCAAGGGTATGTCTGCCGAAGACTCTCTCGCCCACGGCATCAAGGCCTTGCTCGAATCCTACGGCGACTTTGAATGTCCAGAAGATTCTGCCAAGAGTGCAACCCGCATGGCCGGAGCGCTGGAGTTCTACGCACAGGCCTACCCCCTGGAGACAGACGAAGCCAAACCTCACAAGGTCTCGGATGAAAAGTCCGGCATCGAATTCTCCTTCGCCGAGCCAATCGACGCTACCCACCCAGAGACAGGCAACCCCCTCCTCTACGTCGGTCGCATGGATATGATCGTAGAGTATGCGGGAGGCATCTTCGGGGAGGATGATAAGACGACATCCAGCCTCGGTGCATCGTGGAGTAAACAGTGGGATTTGCGCAGCCAATTCACCGGCTACACATGGGGATGCAAGCAGGCCGGCATTCCCCTGCAAGGCTTCCTCGTTCGCGGCGTCTCCATCCTCAAGACCAAGTACGATACGCAGCAGGCTCTCACCTATCGCCACGGCTGGATGATCGACCGCTGGTATGAGCAGCTTCTCCGCGACGTGGAGCGGATGAAGCAAATGTGGGAAAGCGGCTATTGGGATTATTCCCTTGACCATGCCTGCACCGAGTATTCCGGCTGCATCTTCCGTCAGGTCTGTCTCTCACGCGACCCGCAGCCTTGGCTGGAAACCGGCTTCGAACGCCGCCGCTGGGACCCAGTGAAACGCGAGGAGATAAAGCTATGAGTGCCTGCCGCCTTTGTCTTGTAGTCGGGATTGCCCTGGGCTTTCTCTCCGGCATAGCCATCGGTGCTTTCGCCCTGCCGGTCGAGACCTGTGTCACCCCAGACATGCGGGCGGTTAAGCAAGAGAATGACATGCTCTGGTCATTCGTTCAGTTCGGCCTTCCCTGTAAGGAGATCAACGATGCAAAGCACAAGTGAAACCTACACATACCGATTGCTTGATGAAGGTTTTGATTTTAAAAGAGAAGAGCACCGGAACGGTGCGACCTCCACCATAGTTTCAAAAATGCACCGCAGCCATGCATTCTTTTGCTCAACCTGTGGCAAACTCTGGGCGAGCATAGAGTGTTCGGATGCGGACAAAGTCTGGGAAGTGGCGGCAGTTCCCTGCCCCCGACACAAGCCGCAAGGCGTAGCCGACTGGGGGTCAGTGCCAGGGAGTTTCCTCCTGCGTTCGGGGAAGCAACAAGACATGTCCCCCATGCACTGGGCAAGAGCAATCGAGAATTTACCAGCTGCCGTTCTCGATTGGGAATTATGGAGGCATCTGGATATGTACGACGAGAAGATGAAAGGAGCCAATCATGGCCAAAGTAGTATCAGCCCCACGTACAAAGAACTCAACGAAGTCAACTTCCAAAGTGAAGCCGAAGCCGGAACAGATATTCCATGCGGAACCGACACTGGGGATACACTCGGTAGAGAACACTCTGATGTCCCGCAAGGAAACACATGGAGACTTCGACTCCAACGCAGCCTTTTCCCAGCAAATCAAGAGGATGATTCAGGAGTCCCCTCAGTACTCGCTCATGAGTGACACCATGCGGGAAGGCCTCGACATGATTGCCAGCAAGATGGCTCGTATCTGCACCGGCAACGCATATCATGAAGATTCCTGGCACGACATCGCCGGCTACGCAACACTGGTAGAGAAATCAATCTAAGGACACACCATGACAGACACAGTAACAAACGACCCGAAAAGCTTGATCGGCCCAAAGATTCTTCTCGAAGGCCCTTCCGGTACGGGGAAGACCTATGCGATAGGGAAACTCGTGGACTGGGCGGCCGAGCGGAATATCGAAGTGTTCGTTCTCTTCACCGAAAATGGACTGGAGACACTGCTCGGTTGTTGGGCTGACGTTGGCAAGGAAGTTCCCCCGAATCTTCATTACCACATGGCACTGACCAAGCCCATTTCTCTTGCCGCCCTGAAAGACGGTGCGGAGAAGGTGGGCAAGTTCACTTATGAAATGCTGACCAAGATGGTGGATGCGAAGCGCGGTGACAACAACGCTTTCTACAAGATCATCGAGGCCTGCGCAGACTTCCCTGATGATCGTACAGGTAAAAAGTTTGGGCCTGTGGATTCGTGGGGAACCGACAGGATTTTTGTCATCGACAGTCTCTCTGAACTTGCTAACGCCTGCATGAAAGCGGTGATTGGGAACAAGCCCACCGCAGCTCAGAACGAGTACGGCGTAGCGCAGAATTCTCTGATGAACTTCCTCCGGCTCTGTACGCAGGGGCTCTCCAGCACGTTCGTTCTGACGGCACACGTTGACCGCCAGACAGATGAACTCACTGGAGCCACCAAGATCATGACAAGGGCTATCGGCAAGGCACTGGCCAATGACATTCCGCAACTCTTCTCTGACGCAATCTTCACGGTGAGAGAGGGTTCCAGTTTCTATTGGGACACAGCCAATCCTTCCGTAGATGTCAAGACTCGGAACCTGCCAATCCAGTCTAAGCTTCCCCCTGACTTCGGTCAGATCATGGACAAGTGGGCTGCCCGTAACGCAGCTCAATTGAAATAGTAAAGTTCGGTCAGACTTTACCGTAAGCAGTACGACCATTTCAATTAACTCAAGGAGCATTAACTATGTCAGCATTCGACGCACAATCTATTCTCGACGCACAAATCGACCAGCCACTCATCAAACGTCCTCCTGTTCCCGTTGGTGATTACCAGGGCCTGATCGAAGATGTAAAGAGCCGCTCATGGACAAGCAAGGATGGCCTGAAAACTGGCCTGGCCTTGGATGTCTCCATGGTGGTTACGCTGCCCCCTGAAGTCCAGTCCGAGTTGGGAATCGAAAGCAACACTCTGAAGTTCACCGATTCCATCATGCTGGACCTGACTGCTCAAGGTGGCATCGACAACGGCGTAGGTAAGAATCGCCGCCTGCGCATCTACCGTGAAGCCCTGGATATGAACAAGCCTGGCGACGTCTTCTCCCCAAGGAAGATGATCGGCCAGCCCTTGTTGGTGAAGATGAAGCACGAAATCTACGAAGGTGAGCCAATCGAAAAGGTTGCTTCCGTAGCAAAGGCTTAATCTTTTTGCAGTAAACGAGGGGGAGCAATCCCCCTTTTTCCACTGGAGCTTATATGACAGCATTAGTTATAGACACAGAAACAACAGACGTAGAAAACGCAGAGGTGATTGAATACGCCTGGACTGAATGGGAGATTGGAATCACTGCTCCAAGAATTAGTGTGGCCAGGTTTAAACCAAAAGGGGAAATCTCCTTTGGCGCCATGGCTGTGCATCACATACTACCCTTTGAACTGGAGGGCCTGCCTCCTTTCAACGGTCAGTGGGCTTCCGATGTTGACTACCTGATCGGACACAACATCGACTTCGACTGGAAGGCTGTCGGCTCTCCAGACATCCGCCGTATCGACACTCTGCCAATGGCGAGGAAGCTCTGGCCAGAACTCGACTCCCACAAGCTTGGTGCGCTGATGTACTTCATTCACGGAGCCACATCACAGACACGGGATAAACTTCAGAGCGCCCACTCAGCGGCTGCCGATGTCGGATTCTGTATCGACCTGCTCTCTGTCATCATAGAGAAAACCGGCATCAATACCCTGCGCGAACTCTGGCTCTATTCCGAGCAGGCTCGCATTCCAGACATCATGCCGTTCGGGAAGTACAAAGGCCAGCCCATCAGCGCAATCCCCAGCCAGTATATCTCTTGGGCAATGAAGCAACCTGACTTCGACCCGTATGTGCTTGAAGCTTTCAAGAGGAAAACCAGATCATGAGCGTACAATTCTACAAGACATCCGACATCCAGATTCGGGAGAACCGGCAGCGTCGTGAATTCAAGATGGATTCCCTCAACGAGCTGGCCGAGTCCATCGAACATTCCAAGGTAGGCTTGATGCATCCACTGGTAGTGGAAGAAACTCCCGATGGTGTTTTCCTTGTAGCTGGTGAGCGTCGCCTCCGTGCCATTCAGAATATATACGAACTCGGCGGCAGCTTCACCTACGGGGGAGTACCTGTTCCACCTGATCGCGTACCTGCCACCCGCTTAAGCGACCTCTCCCCCGTTGAGCGTATGGAAGCAGAACTCGACGAGAATGTCAGACGTGTTGATCTGACCTGGCAGGAGAAAACCAAGGCGCTGAATGCACTGGCCGAGTTGAAATGCGTGAAGGCGGAAGCCGAAGGCGAAGCCCCTCCCTCCAACGCTGACCTGGCCGAAGTCATTCTGGAATCCCGCGACCCTGAGCCACAGGCTGTGATGAAGCAAAGCCGAATTGTTGCCCAGCACCTGGACAATCCCGAGGTTCAGAAAGCCGGCTCCCTCAAGGAAGCCTACAAGATTCTGAGGAAGCAGGAAGAGAAGAAGCGGATGGAGAAACTCTCTGAGGAAGTCGGAACTCGCATCACAACTTCAGCTCACCGCCTCTTCAAGGATGATTCGAAGAGGTTCCTGCAAGCTGCCCCTGCCGAGCACTTCGACGTCATCTTGACTGACCCGCCATACGGAATGGGCGCAGACACCTTCGGCAATTCCGGTGGAGCAACAGAGGCCGAGCATCCCTACGAGGATTCAGCTGAAGTCGTCGAGGACATCATGGAGTGGTTCCCAGAGGTTGCCTACCGCGTGGCCAAAGCCAATGCCCACCTCTACCTCTTCTGCGACATCGACCACTTCCCAACCTGGAAGAAGTCTTTGGCCGAAGCAGGCTGGCGCGTATTCCGCACCCCGCTCATCTGGTACAAGCCTTCTGGCTTCCGCGCACCATGGCCGGAGAAAGGTCCACAACGCCGTTACGAAACAATCCTCTATGCAATGAAGGGGGATCGTCTAGTGAACTTCATGGGCGGCGACGTCCTCGAATTCCCTATGGACAGCGACGTGAAGTACAATGCCCAGAAGCCGGTTGCCCTGTATCACGAACTTTTACGCAGGTCTGCTGCCCCAGGAGATAAAGTCCTTGACCCGTTCTGCGGTTCCGGTACAATCTTCCCTGCCGCAACAGCTGCTAAGGTCTATGCCGTAGGTATCGAGGTAATGGACTTTGCCCACGGCATAGCAGCGAGTCGGCTTAGCGACGAACCATGAACACATATTCGGGGGAATACATGAACACGCTAAGACGGTTTATTTTTTGGTCGGTTATATCATCATGCCTAGCCTTGGTCGTTTACCCCGTATGCGTTAACGTGGTGAACCGTGGCGGCATTCACAACGAGGTACCCCATGTCACACACAAAACGGAAGTACTCCCTAGTAGAAGCAGTCATCAATACTTGTATCGGCTTGGCTATCAGTACAGCAGCCAATGCGATTGTGTTACCCCTGTACGGCCTACCATTCAGCTGGTCAGCGATGTGGCAGATAAGTCTAATCTTTACGGGGATAAGCATCGTCCGTAGTTATTACGTCAGACGGTTTTTTGTTTGGCTTCATTTCCAAGGCGCATTAAAATAAGGAGGGATTATGGCAGAAGAGAAAGAGGAGTTGTATAAGAAGTTGGCAGAGATAGCTGGAGAACTTTTTGAATCCTTTCGCAGTCAGGGGTTCTCTCCGGCACAGTGTACTCTGTTCACAGCTGCGGTTCTCGGACGTGGGCGAACAGAGACTTTCTTCATTGACACGGGCTTAATCCCAGATATTGAAGTTCCATCCAGTACAAAGCATTAAGGAGTCCCTATGAGAATGGGAATAGGTATGGCCCCTGCAAAGATCATGATTGTGGGGGAATGTTTCAGTGCAGCAGATGATAACATGGGGGAGCCATTCGCCTCCGTGGGTGCGGCCGAGCTGAATAGGATTCTGCATGATGTTGGCTTGATGCGGAGTGAATGTTACCTGACGAATGTAGTGAATGCATATCCGGCCGGCGGAGACATAGCATCCTGGCTTCCGGAAAGGAAGAAAGACCTGACGAGCAAGCATGTCTTCTTTCGCGGGAAGCATGTTGACCCGATTGTTGTTGCTGGCTTTGAGCAGTTGGTGAAGGAAGTGGAACTGGTGCAGCCGAACATTATTGTTGCGCTGGGGAATCTTGCTCTCTGGGCATTGACCGGAGCCGATGGTGTGAAGAAGTGGCGCGGTTCTATGCTGATGACGAATGACTTCCCTTATAGCTGTAAGGTCATCCCCACCTACCACCCGCATCAACTCGCCTACCAGTGGGAGATTCGCGGTCAGATGGTGAGGGACCTCAGCCGCGTGAAGGAAGAACAGCATGACAAGGTTTACCATAACCAGCCTGCATGGAACTTTACTCTTCGCCCGAACTTTACCCAGGTGGTAACTGCGCTCGATACCCTTCGGCACGCAGCGGAAACCTGCCCAGAGAAGTTGATGCTGGATTTCGACTTGGAGACTCGAGCAGGGCACATCGCCTGTGCGGGTATCGGCTGGACGAAGACTGATGCGATCTGTATCCCCTTCATGTGCGTAGAGAATCGGGATGGTTACTGGATGGTAGATGAAGAGGCTGCGATTGTCTTCGCCCTCTACAAACTCCTTACCCATAAGAACGTAGCGGTGCGTTGGCAGAACGGCCTATACGATGCACAGTACACTTACCGTCATTGGCACTTCATCCCTAATCACGGGCAGGATACGATGATCTCTTTCCACACCCTGTACGCAGGGTTGCCGAAGAGTCTGGCGTTCCAAGCTTCCCTCCTCTGCGACCATTATGTCTACTGGAAGGATGACGGGAAGACTTGGGAGAAGAATGTAGGTGAAGATCAGCTCTGGTCTTACAACTGTGTTGACTGTGTACGGACGCGGGAAGTTGGGGAGGTCTCGGCTTCAGTTGTCAGCAAGTACCATTTGGAAGAGGTTGAGGCTTTCCAGCAGAAACTATTTCACCCTGTTCTGCAGGCTATGGTCAGGGGTGTGCGGATAGATAAGAAGCGTCGCCAACGTTTCGCGGATGAACTTCTCCACGAAATCAGCAAGAGGGAAGAATACTTCGCAGAAGTTCTTGGACATCCCCTGAATCCAGCATCTCCGATTCAAATGCAGAAACTCTTCTACAATGACCTCGGCGTGCAGCCAGTTCGGTCGAAGGCAAAGAAGGGAAAGCCAGGGCACGTGACTTGTGATGATGATGCGCTGGAGATTATTAAGAAGCGGGAACCTCTGACGAAGCCGATCATCAATGCAATTCAAGAGTATCGGTCGCTCGGGGTCTTCCTCTCTACGTTTGTGACTGCACCCCTTGATGTTGATGGGCGTATGCGTTGCTCTTACAATATATGCGGTACAGAGACTTATCGTTTCAACTCTTCCAAGAATGCTTTCGGTTCTGGCACGAACCTGCAGAACGTTCCGAAGGGCGGAGAGGAAGATGGCCTCACCCTTCCCAACGTGCGCAGCCTGTTTGTTCCTGACCCAGGGTTCACCTTCTTTGACATGGACCTAGATCGTGCTGACCTGCAAGTGGTTGCTTGGGAAGCTGACGACCCTGTGCTGAAGGAAGCTCTTAAGCTCGGTGTGGATTTGCACCTGCTCAATGCCTATGCCATCACAGGTAGGGAACCGCCTGACCTCGCCCGTCTGGTGGAATCCCATGAGGACTACGAAGGTATCCGTGCTGGCATGAAGAAGGGGAGGCAGTTCGCCAAGTCCTGGTGTCACGGAACCAACTACGGGGGCAAGCCACGTACAATGGCTGCAGCTGCTGGCATCACCGTGTATGAGTCGGAGCTGGCGCAGAAACGATACTTTGGCCGCTACCCAGGTATTCTCAAGTGGCATGAGCGCACAATGGAGCAGCTTAACACAAAGCGCTACGTCGAGAATAAGTTTGGCTACCGTCGGTACTACTTCGACCGGCTTGATAGTTTGCTTCCGGAGGCCCTTGCATGGGTTCCACAGTCTACAGTCGCTTGTTACATCAACAGAGTCTGGGTAGCTATCTACGATAACGTCCCCGACGTCTGGGTTTTACTCCAAGTTCACGATTCACTTGCAGGTCAATTTCCAACACACAAAGCAGAATTCCTCAAAGCTCGTATGAAAGAAGAAGCGAAGAAAATCATTGTTCCCTATGACGACCCACTTATCATTCCAGTCGGTATCAAGACTTCTCCGGTGTCATGGGGGGACTGCGAATGAGCGAACGTCGTTGTCAGAATTGGCTGCAGTCCTATGTCGATTTCTCTTGCCACACTGAAGCTCCGAAGATCATGCACTTCTGGGCAGGTGTGTGGGCACTGTCAGGTGTCCTTCGCCGGAGAGTCTGGATGGACCAAGTGGCCTTCAAATGGTATCCGAACTTCTTTATCATCTTTGTGGCTCCGCCAGGAATCGTATCCAAGTCAACCACAGCTGGGATGGCTGAGTCTTTCCTTCGGGAAATTCCAGACATCAAGTTCGGTCCAGACGTTGTGACTTGGCCAGCACTGGTTACTTCATTTGCCAATGCCTGCGAGTCATTCCCGTATGGTGAAGACTTTGTTCCAATGTCCCCGCTCAATCTGATTGCTTCAGAACTTGGCAACCTGATCGACCCGAGGAATAAGGAGATGGTGAACCTCTTCATCGACCTGTGGGATGGCCGGAAGCAGCTGGTGAAGGAGACCAAGATGTCTGGGAATGATACAGTGGAAGGGCCGTGGATTAATCTCCTGGGATGCACAACCCCGCACTGGATAGCCGACAACATGCCGGTGAATACAGTCGGGGGTGGCTTCACTTCCCGCTGCATCTTTGTCTATGCTGATAAGAAGGAGCAATTCATTGCGTTCCCGAAGTACAACTTCCCGAAGACAACACCGGAGGATAGGGAGAATCTCATCCATGACCTTGAGTATATTGCAGTCAATATGCTTGGGGAATACGAACCAGACGCGAAAGCCCGTGCTTGGGTGGAGCAGTGGTACAAGCAACTGTGGACACAGCGCCCAGCACACTTGGATGACGAGCGCCTGGATGGTTACATCGCCAGACGACAGACCCATCTGATGAAGTTGACTATGGTGATTGCCGCTGCCCAGCGGGACGAAATGGTTCTGAGGGAAGATGACTTCATCATTGCCGACACCATGCTTAACACCATTGAGCAGGATGCGGATAAGGTATTCTCCAAACTCGGTCGTTCGGAAGAGTCTATGCATGTTGAGCGCTTGCTCGACCACATCAGCAAGCATGGGAAGAACGGGGTTGAGTACTCTATGGCATACAAGTATATCTACTCGTATTTCCCTGGGCACAAGGAGTTCGAGAATGTTCTGGCTGGCCTCATCCGATCTGGTGAAGTTACGTTGCACCAGAAGGGAGTTCAGATATGGATTGTCAAAACATGAACACGTATTGATCACAATATATGAACACGAAACGAAAATCCCTAACCGAACAGGCCATTACCGAGAACCTCGGATACTGCTGTATGTGGGCTTTCTTTTTCTGGAATAAGAGAACCGGAATGATCGCGCTGAGGCTAGGCCTTTCAACACGAACAATCCGGTCTTATAAAGAGAAATTCAACAACGGGGAGTTCTCATGCGAAGGGACTTGCAAGTGCATGAGAGAGAAGCTGAAAAGGAATAAGCTTTAATCCTGCCAACTCTTGAGCAGATCTTGCGCCCTCTTGTAGCGTTCCTGGTTGATTTGCTCTTGCCTCTGCCGAGCGGTTTCTTCCAGACGCTGCTGCTCTTGCCGACGTGTCATAGCTTCCATCCGCTGGTCCATTTGGGCTTTCTCCAGGGCTTGTCTCCTTGCCAGATAGGCTCTCACCGCTTCAGGGTCATAGGTTCTTCCGGTGACGGAGGAGTCTGACTGAGGAAGCTGCGTCGGTGCGGGGGAGCCTTGAGGAGCCAGAGTGGATTCATCCCCAGCAATTTGGTCTCCAGTCGCTGCCTTGTATGCAGATCGTTCTGCCGCAGACATCACATCACTCCCACGCGAGAGTCTTTGCAGCAATCCACCCGCATCAGCCAGCATCGCATTCTGCGGGGCTGTCGCATTCATCATGGCGTGGAGTCTCCGAAGTCTTTCCTGTTCTTCTGGGGAAAGCAGATCGAACGGAGTTGCTGGTTTCATTCCAGCCATTCCCATCATTTCGTTAAACATAAGGCACCTATCCGATTAATTGTATTTCAACTTGGCGGCGGGATACCAAGCCTGGCTGAACCCGTCCACCACCATGTACCCAGCGAGTGAGTTGTTTCTTCACCTCTCCCCACTGACCAGCATTTATGTACTTCCTAACTCTTGAATTCTTCAGGGCATCCACCCCAACATTGAAGGTGAAATCCGTTATTGCTGCAAGCCTTTCTGGTGTGTCAATCTC